GTTAATGTTCTTACCTGGAACTGTTTTTAAATAACTAACTACCTTCATTGAGGATATCCCATGCGTATCCAGAACGAAGTTCGTTTGCAGTAAATTGACAATATGACAAATGTCTTGCAAAGGCGTGTACTTCATCCAGGTGCGGACGATTTAAATTTTCAACCTCATTTAAATTGTTATTACAAAGTACACTAGCGGCATTAGGTGCTAGTGCTATAGCTGGTGTGCCAACTAGTAATGCTTCAGTGGCTGCTATGCTGTTAAATGTAACCAAGCAATGAGCACCTTTCAGTGCGTCCCATATTGTGTTTTGTGTTACACGCTCTCTCCTTGAAGGTTTTAGCCTTACAACTATTTCTCTATCAGTATGTTTTTTTAGTTCAGTCAAAGTAGATTCCATCCATTCATCTACATCTTTTCCATAGAACTTCATTACTTTAGCACTTGGTGGACAAATTAGCACATAACTGCCTCTTTTGAATTTAGTAGGTCGCCAGCCTAACTTATGTAGTCTGTCATCTTTACGTTCTATGATTGGACCTAAGTTTTGTAAGTTATTTTTTGTTACCCTATGATAATCTTTTCTTGTAGTCCATACAGGTTGCATGTATCCTGTGTCAATTGCATAGAAATCTCTGCCTGTTTCTCTGCAAAATTTTATTGCTTTTTGTCCTCCGCCACCTAAGCCTCTAATAACCAAGGCATTTTTTGTTTTTGATTCTCTATCAAAATCACTTATAACTCCTCCGCTACCAAGTATAAAGTCTTCGCAAAAAGGATCGTAGGCAAGTCCTTTAGACTTTTCGCTTAATGGGCTAAATTCAGGTTTGTTAATTGCCGCAACTTTTATTCCCATTGTTTCCTCCTTTATTCTTTTTATTTCATCTTTTGTTTTATAAACGACTTCGTCTGGATCGGAGAGTTCATTCAAACACAATGTTAAATATTTTTTTGCATTCCAATTTAATGTTAAATCGTCAATATTTACTCTTTCAAGTTGTCTCCTTTCTTCTTTCTTCTCCATCTTTATAATTTTTTTTTGGTAGTAATCAGCTTGTACACTTACCCAATCTAATGCATATTCACACTCTTTACATTCTTCAAACCAAGGCCCACCTTCTGTATAATGTAATGCTTTCGGTACTCCGTCCTTAGGTTCTTCATACCAACCTACTAGCCAATTCCATTCATGACTAACTTTTCCTACTAGCTTATCTGGTAACCATGAAAATCTATGTAGATAAGCGCCGGTAGTATCAGCATGATTAATTAAGTCTAATGTCACGCATTTTTTATTAAGATGATGACCACAGTTCCATAAAACCATACTTGACCAATTTTTTCTTGGATAAGGTAATTGTGCCTTACCATCCATTTTTTGTCCTTCTTTAGGAGTATAATCATGATGAGCACACATTACAGCATACTTGTCATCTGCAAGAGCAAATAAATCTGCTATATCTTGTTTGAATATAAAATCACAATCAATAAACAATGCCCAGCCTTTGTAGTCGGTTAAGAAAGGCACCAGGAATCTGGTAAAAGTAAATTCAGTAGAACCTAGCTTATCTTCATCACGCCAATACCATCCTTGGCTACGTAATTTATCTTGTCTTAAAGGAATAACCTCAACAGGTACAGATGCTGTATTGTAGATGCTTTGTCTACATACTTCAAAAGCAATATCTTCTCTGCTGTCATATCCTACAAATACTTTTAATGGTTTAATCTCTTCGCTCAATATCTTCCTCCACACACTTCTCCCCATGCTGTACTTCTAATATGTGACAAGGCTCATCAAAGGGGTTACTTGCTTTATGCCATATCTCACAACCTATAGAATATCCGTTTGTACATGCCTCTAAAGTAACTGTGTCTTTTCTAGACTCAAATTCTGTATCTAAAACACACTTACCTTTTAATACATACCAATGTTCTGATCTCAAAAAATGTTTTTGATCAGACAAAGATTCTCCTGGTGTAATTACTAATTCTTTTACTTTGTAATATATTTTATCATCTAAAACTCTATACCATCCCCAATTACGGACAGTTTTTGGATTTTTCCATTCTTCTAATATCCAACTACTGCTATTCTTTTTATTTTCTCCACCAACTCCATATACAAACTCAACTTTGTCGCTAAAAGTTTTTTCTTCTGGTACTGCACCTTTGCTTCTATCTCCACCGTTTGCAAATATTATATCAGCTCTACTAGCACTTGTACACATTAGTTTAAAAATTGCATGACTTGCAGTATCATCTTTATCTTCAAAAGACATAACATCATCTACCATTTCTAAAGATTCTATAATAGCAAGACGCTCTTTGAAAGGCATGAACGGTCTTCCTTTTTTGCGTGTCAACCATTCGTCTGAATTGATGCCAACGACTAAAACATCTCCTAGTTTTTTAGCCGCACGAAAATATTCTATGTGTCCTGAATGCAAAGGATCAAAGCCGCCAGTGACTAACACTACTTTCATCTACCTAACCATCTCCTTGCAGCATCGATAGGATTGCGTAAGCCTTCATATGTTTTGTCAATAAAATCTATGTGCCTACTTAATTTTTGGTCTAACTTTTCTTGCTTCTTTTCAATTTTATCAAGTTGCTCTTTCAGTTTATCCATTTTTTGTATAATTAAAATTTCATAAGGTTGCATTTTACCATCCAAAGATATAGTCCCTTCTTACATTTGTTAATTCTTTTGCACCATTGCGTTTTAAAAACTCTCCTGCACAATATTCTGTGTCAGCATGTTGTTCCACAATTACGATAGGTTTATATTTTAATATTGTCTGTATACTACCTTCTAGAATAGGAAGTTCATGTCTTTCACAGTCTATTTTTATTAATCCAAATTTTGGTAAGGATAAATCATCTAATTTTTTAACTTGGAAATTTCCTGAACCAAAAGTATCTTCTTTTACATGACTGTTTCCAGTATTAATACTATCATATATCATATCAACAGTTGTATCAGTCTTACCTAATGCATGTTTATGAATTGTAACAGGCAAGTCTTTTACATTTAATTCTAAACATTCTAATACTTGTGGCATAGGCTCATAAGCTATAACATGTTTAAATTTTTGTGCTAACGGTCTTGCCCAAAATCCTACATTTGCTCCTACATCTACTGCTAGATCAAAATCATCAATATATTTGTATGCCGCATCTCTTACGTCATCTTGATATTCTGCTGGGCCGCCTTGACTTATTCTTTTGGTAATCATTCTGTAAAAATGATTGTCAGTATCAGGCATCCAATAGTTATATACTTGCTTCATGTTATACTTTCTCTAAGTAAACAATATACTTTACTACAAATATTTCAGGTGCTTTTTTAAGTTTTACCCAACGTTCAGTAATATCTTCACTAATTATTTTCCAGCCGTGTTCTTTATTTTTTCTTTCAAGTAACGCTTTCCACCAGTCTGGTTTTTCAATTATTAAATGTGCATTTCTGCCATCACTTAGTTTTTTCTTTGCGGGGTGACATGCTATTAGATGATATTGATATTTGTCTGCAATATTATAAAGATTATTTAATACACCTTCTAATTGGTCAGGTTCTATGTGTTCTAACACATCACTGCTATATACCAGGTCTGCTTTTTTTGGTAAATCTATAGGAGATGTAACAGGGTCATAATTGTAAACTTGATTTGATTCCTCTAGTTGCTTAAAAGGCATACCCTTTCCACAACCAAAGTCTAGTATAGATTGTAGGCCTTTATCTGCAATTAATTTTTGCACACCTTGCGGAATATTTTTAGCAACTCCAAAGCCTTTTCTACTGTGTAGGCGTTGCAGTTCTTTTAGGTATTTTTCTGAATGCATAAGGTCTCTTTCATATATTATTATATACTACTTATCTCACACATTTTGGTAGGGGTTATTTAAAGGCTAGCGTCTTCCATACCAGCTACTCTTAGCTTAACTACATTAGTAATTTGCCATTGCTTCTGATCTAAGCCTTTTAGTAAGCCTAGCCATTTATTACGTAATAGTGCAAATTCATTAATGATCTTTTCGTAGTCTACAACGTCTGCTTCGCCGTCTACATATTTTTCTACATCACGACTAGAAAGAGCTCTTTGATAATTTTCAAGATATTTTTTAAAGAAAGAACTACGTAATCTACGTAATTCAATATTTAAATAATTTAGAATAGCTTCAATCTCTTGTAGTTGATTAAATCTATGTTCAACGATGCCAGGCATTAAAGACGCTTGTTTTTCAACATTGCCTTTTAATTTAACTTCTACTCTTGCTTGTACTAATTCGTTGTCAAAATATTTAATTGCTTCTGGAATTTTTGAAACATCTCTTGCTACTTCTGAATACCAGCCCATTAAAGTTTCTCCATAAATAATAGTTCTCTTTTTTGCACAATATCAACTTCATAACCGAATATGGCTTTTAATCTTTGATTTATAATTTGTTGAGTTTCTAATAGTGAACGTTTTCCCACCCAGTCCCAATCAACTAAAGTCCATTGTCCGTTGTGTTCTAAAATATTGTCAGGATGCCAGTCGCCATGAGAATATGGAAAAGTCTTTTTTATTGATTCAACGCAAAAATCACGAACTCTTTTTTTAAATTCTTTTGTATGAGGATACTTTGATAAATTAGTGCCAGGAAGTATTTTCAAATCAAAGAAATATGCATCTTGATCATGTTTTCCATGTTGTAAAATATATCCTGGCATTACTTCATTCATAATATTAACAAACTCTTGTAAATTTTTAGTATATAAATGTTTTTCCCAATCATAATCATTGTTGTGCTTGTCTTTATATATTACACCAGAATTATAATAAACTTTTCTAATACAAGTTTTAAGTTTATAAGTTTTAATTCCTTTTCCTGTATCATGTAATAACATTATTATTCATCATAAAGATCGTCGTCTTCGTCTTCGTCAGTTTTATCCATATCTAAATAATAATAAATTGCATCATCTAGTTCATTGTCAGCACCTAGTATTTCGTTAAACGTATGATCATCTACACCCATGTCAGCAAGTAGATCAACATATCTTTCAGCCGCAGCATGTATTGATTTTTTATCTAAGTACTCTTTAAACATTGTCCAAACTTCGACAATATGAGTATCATCCATTTCCATTAGTCTCCTCGGTTACGGTTTCAGTCTCTTCAACTTCTGCGATATTTACCTCGGAGGCAGTTTTTTCATTGAATTCTGACATAACCAAATCTAGCTTATCACCAGTCCAGTTCTTTCTGTATTCAAGATGTTCTTCTCCTTTAATATCAACATACTTTAGTCGGTTACCTGATTTCTCAATTAGACCCTTCTTTTCGAAAAGTTCAACCAAACCACTATATGGATTCATACCAGTTTCGTATGGAATTTTTACTTGTACACCTTCAAAAGGTTTACTGTATCTTGTTTTCATTACTTTACAGCCAGCACGTATACCACGTACTTCGCTTATCTTATTGCCAGCTTCGTCTTCTTTAAGTTTAAGTTTCTTCATTGCAACAACAATACTTGATGCATAGATAAAACCTTGTCCACCTGATATCTTATCATCTGGATCGAACATGTCTTGAGATGCATATGTATGGTTAGTACATACAAGGCCTACGTTATGTGTACCAATCATATTAACTGTATTTCTTACAAGTGCAGTAAGTTGTTTAGGCTTACGACCCATGTCGCCTTTCATATCACCTTTATCGAACTGATCAACATCTGTTGGTGTCAATAGCATACCTAAACTGTCAATTACAAATAAGACTTTAGGACGATCTTCTTCAGCCATTGCTTTATAATCTGCCATAAAAGTTGATACTGTTTTTGCAACATCATCAATCATGGACATATTTAATTTCAATAGTTTATCTTCACCAGTGTCAACACCTAATGCTTGTAACCAAGACTCGTCTAGTGCATTTTCAGAATCAATTAACACAACAAAGATACCTTGTTCTTGAGCATGTTTTACAATATTACCGCTACAAAAATAAGATTTACCTGCGCCTGACTCTCCAGCAAACACAGTTACTTTACCAAGTGGTACGCCTTTTTGAAAGTCTCCACTTATTAGATAGTTTAATGCATAAGAACCTGTACTGATCCAGTCTGTTGGATCATTAAAGCCAGCACTCATGCCTGAAATGCTTTTTGTTAAATCCTTACGGAATTTACTTACATCAAATGATTTAGCCATAGTTTCTCCTTATCAATTAGGGACAGTAACACATGCTACTGCCCCTATAATATTTTATTTTGCTTGTCGTTGTCTGATCATTGCAAGAATGTCTGCCGCATCACCTGTTGATGCAGTTTCTGTTTTAGGCTCTTCTACTTTAGGAGCCTCTTCTTGCTTTGGGGTAGTATCCACCTTTGGTGTTTCTACCTGTGCTTCTGGAGCACTTTGACTAACCGCGGTTGCATTAGGTGATGCCGCTTTATTTGGATCACCAGTTCTAGCCGCCATACCTGCCGGACGGAAATAGTTTCCCCATTTTTCGGAATCGTATGCTTCACCGTCAACTGACGCTTCGAACATTTCTTTCATCACTTTTACTGCTACTTCGTCAGGCTTCTTAGGAAGGAAGTCTGAAAAGTTAAACAAGCCATGTGTGTTAATTGCCTGCATTTCAGCATCTGTTAAAGGACGTTCACGTCTTGCCCAATTAGATGTTGAATAATCTGCATAACCACCTTTGCTAGTTTTATTCAAACGGAAGTCTACACCAGCAGTATAATCTGTTGGCAATTCTTCCATATCCGGATCCATAAGAGCCGCCTTGATAATTTGAAAAATTTGTGGACCAATAATAAATCTACGAATTGGATTATCAGGAGTAGTATCTTCTTGTAAAGGATTATCTGTTACAAATCCTTGGAAGATATAACTTCTTTTCTTCCAATATTTACGACCCATGTCTTCTAAACTTGGGTCTTTAAACCAACCACGTACCTCATTCAAGATATCACAAGTATCGCCATACATTTCCATACATGGTACTTGTACTTGAACTGGACGAGAATCAGTTTCGCCCTTTACACCGTTAAAGGGTAATTTAATCATCAAACGTTCTTTCCAAAAGAAAGTATTTGAATCATCACCATCAGGAAGGAAACGGAGCGTTGCACTCTCGCCTTCTTTAATATTCCAAAATGGGTAAATTGCGTTGTCGCCGCCGCCACTTGATGAACCACCGCTTGTGCGTGATTCTTGTTCTTTGAGCTTTGCTCGGATTTCTGCTAATGTTGCCATAGTTAAGCCTCCTTTAGTTGCCTATGTTTGTGCCTGTTTGTATAGCACATAATATACACTATACAATATTATTTAGCACAAGTCAACCGGAATCTGCTTATTTTTGGCTATATTGTTGATTTTTTTTGGGTATTATAGTCCAGACAATCTTTTGAGGTCTTCCATCGGAGCATCTTTTACAAGCTCTCCATCAGGCATTACTTTAAAGCCTTTTGGAATAGGTTTACACATTTGAGATTCTCTGCAGTAATATTCGCCTTCTTTACACTGGACTTCAGCTTCTTGTATACATTCTGCAAATGAAGCATCAAATGCTTCTTGATCTGAATGTTGTTGTCTTCCAGCAAGCAATGTTGTCATTCTTTCAATAAATTGTTTTGATGGTTCAATAAACTTTTCACCATAATCTTTTTCTACTGCTGTAAGTACTGCTGTCTCGCCTTTTGGAAAGTTTCCTGTTTCTCTGTCATACATTGACATAATAAATTCTGTTACAGGAATCTTTGGCTTTTCAGGTTCAATATCTATATCACCAAATTGACCCATATCATTTTCAAATGCAGATTCTATTTCTTCATCGTAATTAGTAAATCCACTTGGCATCCCTCTTGTTGCTCCGTCTGGGCCTCCTCCCATAAAGTAAGGCATTTTAATTACCATACCTGGTTGTATCATTGCTGGATCTTTGATCTCTGGATTAAGTTCCATGATTGATTCAATTGCTTCCTGCATTGAACGTCCTTGAAAATTATCGAATTTGAATTTTTTGTAAATGCGATACATGTTATCGCCTTCTTTAACTTTGTATGATTCTGCAGGTAAGCCCACTTCTAAATCATCTACTGGGCTCTTTTCATCTAAGGACATAGCTTTGTCTATGTAATCCATTAGTTCTTTATAAGATGGATTCATTATACCGTCTTTCTTAGCTAGTTCTAAGGCTTTCTCTTTATAATAATGACTATCGCCTGGAGTCTTTATTCCTTCTTCAATATCTTCTGGTCCTAATGCTTTTGCTTTCAAAGCCTCTCCTATTAAGTTGTATATATATGGGAATACGTCTTTTAATTCTTCATTAAATTGTTTTATTGTAAGTTGATCGATCCAATTTTCTGCTACATCAGTTGGCACTTCTTCTAATACTGGTTCTTCATAAACTGCTACTGCTTCTTGATAATATTTTGTTTTTTGTAAATTTGTTATTTCTTTTTTAATTGTATTTGCACGATCTTTAACCACATCTACATATTCTTTTAGGCTTTCTGCCATCACTGCTGATCGGCCCATATAGGATTTAAATTTTTTTAATTTTGCTAATTCTTCAGATAAACGTACAATATGTTTTCCAAAATCATCGTATGGATTACCGCCTTCAGCTACGTGACGTGCCATTGCTCTAGCACCATTCAAATGTTTGTAGGGATATTTAAAGCGTTCG